GAAGCATGCACCCCAGTGCCGCGCGCTCCGTCTCCTCGCTGTGTAAATCCTTCAGTGCGTCCATCCTGCTTCACGCTCCTTCCCCTTAGCCGCCGACCAGTCCCCTGCGGCTTGCAAGGGCATCGTTGCAGGATGCTCCGGGCGGCGGCGTTGGCTTCTCCGGCGAAAGCGGGCGGTATTCGTTTTCCCAGCCCCCTGCGTGCAGCCAGCTTGCCGGGTGGGGAATGTATCTTCCGTCCTGCTCCGCCCATTCTCTGCTGCGCTGCGCTCTTTTCAGCCCCTCCATGATTTTTTTATAAAGCTCTGCCGTCACGCGCATCCTGTCCCATCGCGCCATGGCGGTCTGCTTGTTCTTCTTGTTCGGGTATTCCTTCCAGAAAAGAAAAAATTCGGCAGATTTGCTCGTATATATCTTTTCTCCTTCTCCCTCTCCTTCTCCTTCTCCCTCTCCGCTCCGTTTGTTCCCCGTTGTCCCCCGTTGTTCCTTTTCGTTCCTCTCCTGCGCGGAAGGTGCTGTTTTTTCAGCCTTTTCCACCTCCTCCTCGGTAAAAATGCCGTTTTTTAATAAAAGCGTTTTTACCGTTTCTTTCAGCGTTTTTGACTGAATTTCCTTCAAATCTGCCGCAAGCGCGCGTAGGGTTGCCGTCTTTTTGTTCCAGTTTCCTTCTGCCCAGTGCAGCAAAAAAACCTCTTTTGTCCCCTCGTCATAAAGAATCCGCAGCACCTGCTCCATCCGCTGCAAAAGCTTCTCAAGCGTCTCCCGGTTGTATCCTGTCTCGTCCATCGCCTTCCGCATCCGGAAGGCATAGCAACCCAGTGTGTTTACGTTCGCGTTGGTCTGTAAGTACATCCAGAAGTATTTCTCCTCCGGTGTCATCTCCCGCGCCTCGTCCGTTTCCCAAAAGTTCCGCTGAATCTTACTGTATGCCGTTGCCATCCGCCGTCTCTCCTCTCAGCCGTTCCGCCCATCGTTCCATCTTCATTTCCTTTATTTTTTCCATCTGCTCCCGTTCCTCATTTTTGAATAAAATGGTATCCAAAGCCATTATCATGGAGATATGACAAAGAAGCATTTCCTTTGCCTCTTCCTCGGTAATCGGCGTGGAGTTCTCCCCGCTTCTGGCGCGCCGCAGCTTGAGCGCCGCCTTCGCCAGATCATGGCATACCTCATGCAAGACCTTCCTGATATGAATCAGCCCTAACCCTTTCACTACAATCAGTATGGATCCCACCATGCTACCCAGAATCCGCCTGTCATACGCGGCATATATCTTGTCCAGCAGCACATCCGCCACCAGCTCCACATCCGCAGCCTCTTCCCTCACCTTGGATAGCATTTTATATTCCGTACCATTCGACAGCAGCCTTCCGTCTGCTTCCACGTCAAACACCAGAATCTCTCTGGATAGCTCCACACACTCCTCAGCAAACTGCAAAATCACCTCTTCCGCAGGCAGCAGCTGCAGCACTGTCTCCTTGCTCTCATTATAATTCATGATAAGTTCCCCTCCTGTCACACCTCTGTTTTTAATTTCCGCTTCCAGAGCCTCCCTGCCGCCTTCTTGCACAATTTTTAACGCCAATGCAAGCCCGTCATTCCTTCCTCTCTGGTAGTCCTTCAAGTTCATTCTTTTTCCTCCTATATTTCTCTCGCTTCTCAGCCAAAAGCCTGTCCCTGTGCCGCCAGTAATATCTTGCCTGCCGCGTCATCGGCCGCTCGTTGATGCAATCCGGATGCACGCAGTGCAGGCAGTCCATGTTGCAGATTTCTTCTTTCCCCATTGCTCCGCCCTCTCTCCTGCTCCTTTGTATGAAAAATCCTCTGCCCTTGCGAAGCATAGTTTCTCTATGCTCTGCCCTTGCCTTGCCCTTCGCTTCTTGGCTATGCCTTCGCTCTGCTCTGCAATGCACTGCTTTCCTTGCTTTTCCTCTGCATCTCTTTTCATTCCCATGCGCCTCATTGCCCTTGCCATGCAAAGCTTATCTATGCCTTTGCGTTGCTGTCCGTCGCCCTGCCATGCTATGCCCTTGCTGTGCCTTGTCACGCCAAGCGGATCTTTGCTATGCCTTTGCTTTGCGACGCAGATCTTTGCGCTTCGGTGCCTGGCCTTGCCCTCGCCACTCCATGCTCAGCTATGCCCTTGCTTTGCTGTCCGTTGCCCTGCCGTGCTATGCCCTTGCCTTGCCCTTCGCTTCTTGGCTATGCCTTCGCTCTGCTGCGCCCTCCAAAGCAATGCCCTTGCGCTTATTCTAAAATGTCCGCAATGTCCGCCGCAGGAATCGTGACCTTCTCCGTGTCCTCCACAGTTTTCATGATCGCCATGATGATCTTCTCCGTGATGGTCGCACATTACGTCAGGATTATATGAAAGGTTTCCTTCAATCAGCGCCTGAACCGCACTATCCGCAGAACCTGAAACTCCTCCATACAGTTTGATACCAGCCTCTGCAAGTGCGTTCTGCGCTCCTGCGCCGATTCCTCCGCAGATAAGAACCTCTACGCCTCTTTCCCGTAAAAATCCTGCCAAAGCTCCATGACCGCTTCCGTTCGTGGGAACAACTTCCGATGATTTCACTTCGCCGCCTTCAACTTCATAAAGCTTAAAAGCTTCCGAATGTCCGAAATGCTGAAAAACCTCTCCGTTTTCATAAGTTACTGCTACTTTCATTTTATTCATCCTCTTTCTTTATAATATAACCTTTTTCATAAGCGTAATGATTCCGCCGTGACATAGCGAATACTGTAAATTTATTTATCTGTACCGCCCTTCTCTGTCTCGCCTGCGATAACTTCCGCTT